GTGTGGCCGATGTCCATCGTTTCACGTAGCTCTGAGATACGCTTTGCGGGAGATACAGTCCCGTACTCGATGATAGCTTCCATTGAAGTAATCATCCCTTTCGATAGTAAATGCTGCCTTATCATTTCTTTCTGAGTCATCTTTTCCTCCTTATATTCTCGATAATTCGAATAAATCTTCATTTAAGATCAATCGGAATTTCGTCTTTAAGGTTTTCAATTCGTCTGGGTCTACATGGTCGAAGTACTCTAAAAAGAGCTCCATCTTCTCTTCATCAGACTCAGCGTTTAATATCTTATTGGTATACATAGTGTTGATCTGCGGGAGAAGATCTAAAACTTCCCCGTGAATGGTTACACATAAGTTCATGCTCATTTTGTTCTCCTTAGTTATTCTTGAAGTGCTGTTGTTAGGAAGAAGTTCCACAAGAGCAAGAGGGACGAATTGTCCAATTGCCATTCAGATCCATCAACGTGGCCAAACTCAACTGAATAGAATAAGTAGTATAGCTTTTTAAATTGATCTACCTCCATTAATTCTTTTATCTTCTTAGCTTCTTCAGCCTTTTCATTTCTTATTCGTTCCATAATTGGGTTCATTTTGTTCTCCTTGGTTAATAAATAAGCGACCGGCTAAGCGAGTATTCACGAGACATCAACAAATAGAAGGTGGTGTACCTTCGTCTCCCTTCATTCTTGCTTAACATCGGTCTAAAAAGTGGTTTTCGACCCGCGGAGACATCGCTACGCGGGACCTAAGACACTATCCACTATGCGCACGGGCGATCCTCGCCCCACTGGTACGATTGGTCGAAAAAAGCGACTATCCACTATGCGCACGGACCATCGAATCTCGGTTCTTGACCATTCGCTGTCGGTACTGCCTACACTGAATGACTATCCACAATGCGCACGGGCAGAGTCCCTCAACCCATCGGTCAGAAGGGAGACGAAACGTCGCCCCTCTCGGAGCGACGAATCTTGGATGTTACAGAGACGCGGGAGCGGCAGCTTGTTCAGCCTTGGCCGTTTTGTCAAAGACTTCCGGAGTCGCGGTTCTTGGCACGAAAATGCAAGAAGAGTCGAACGAGAGATGGCGCGAGCCGTTTTCGTAGACCTTGATGGTTTTCATTTTATCGCTAACCGCGAACGCAAGCACTCGCCCGTGATCGGCAAGAGCTTCCGCTGCATTGGAACCAATGCCGCAGACCTCGATATCTTCGAGGACGTTATCAATAGTGATCTGTGATGGCGTCTTGACAGTCGCCCATTCTTCGCCTTTGGCATTAACGCCGCTTCGCTTGAAGTCGTTGTTACCTAACGCAATGACGTTGGTAGTACGAAGCTTGCTCCGTTTAACTTCAACGGTCTTTACGGTATCTTGCAGTGCTTTCATCTCTTCTTCGATTGTGGTAGTTTCTTCTGACATGGTATTTCTCCTAGTTTAGGTTAATGACGACGAACCTCGGACCACTTGTCCGACGATTCGGCGGTGCGACGGCCCAACGGCTCATCGCAACGGCGGGCCCCTGAGCCCTCGTCGCTTCGGCTCCTGCTCCTGTGATCCGTAGACGTGTTCTCGACCGCTCGAAAGAAAGAATAACGGTACGTCTTTGAGTTGAATCTTCATAGTCATATGGTCCTGGTTTATAGCTCCCGTGCTTGGAGGTAGTGCTGGCAGTACACCTCGTACCTACCTCGCTTCAACACCTCCTAGTTTGCGTGAAGGGGGTATGGACCCACCCGAGAAAGCCCCCAGGGGGTATGTATGATAGTGTGGGTGTCGCGTACGGGGGGTTGACAAGATAAAATTTTATGGTACATTTCACCCAGATTTAAGAAAAAAACTCACCATAGGAGCATCGAACCACATGCCTAGTAGTCTTAGAAAACGAATAACAGAACTCAAGAAGGCCCATCGCCCCGCCGAAGCCTCCTCAACGCACAAGAAGATGCTTCCCCGCGAATTTCTTTCTGGGTTTGTGAGAGACATGAAGGACCTCATAACCCCGAAGCAGATTGAATCGGCGATCACCTATTTAGAGAACACCGGAGCATCGCTCCATCGCACTCCCGACTCACCCCCTGAGGAGTTAAAACGAAAGATAGAGCGACAAGGAGCTCCTGCGCTACACGCCACCACGCTCTCCTCGGACGGGCAGCACCTGGTCTTTTGTCCCATCACGGACTTGACGATCCTCGGAACCGCGATCCTCCAGCACGAGGCACCTCCGGAGGTTTTAGAGCGGTTCGTAAAATACCTTGCCTACCTATCCGTCGGACTCACGCACAAGAAATTGATGTCCTTACTCTCCGTAACATGGCGGGACTTACTTTCGATGTACACTAGATTTGAAGCGACGCAATTAGCGGTCCGCGAAGCCCGAGAGATCGGAGAGGACTTCAAGAAGATCGCACGTTTAGAGGCTGCCCATGAGCGGGCGGTTGACGGAATTGAGGAGTCGGTATTCACTCCATCTGGTCGGTTATGCGGCACCCGGAGAGTATTCTCAGATAAGTTATTAACCCTTCTCTTGAAAGGAGATGACCCGGACCGCTTCTCGACGACTCAGCAGAAAGTAGACATCAAGGAGAAAGTCACCGTAGTAATAAACACAGGATTTGACCGGGAGACCCTTCTCTCGGAAGGAGAAGCGGCCCAACGCACGGAGCTAGAATCTGGGGAAGGGCACGTAGATTGGGAGCGGCTCCCCGTAGCGAGCATCATTGAAGGCGAGGAAGGATAGGAGAGAGATGGCAGGACACAAAGCAAAAACGAAAGACGGGCGAACGCTCTACAACCTCCGTCGGTACATTATGACAGCCACGGCCCGTCGGTACCACGCGAGCAATTCCTTTGTAAAATGTATCATTGGGTGTGTAGGAGCGGGGAAGACGACCATTTCGATTGTTGAGATGATAACTCGATCCTTGGAGCAGCAGCCCGACGCGAATGGAGTACGAAAGACTCGTCACGTCATTGTCCGGAACACCTACCCTGAGTTGGAGACGACGGTCATGAACTCCATCAAGTTATGGCTTCCCGAGAAATTACCCGACGGAACGCCGTTCCTAAAGGTTCGGTATTCGTATCCCTTGAAACTACAAGTCTCGATTCCCTTAGCCGACGGAACGCGAGCCGACATTGAGATGTTGCTCTTGGCCTTGAACGGACCGGACGACGTACCGAAGCTCCGTTCATTAGAAGTAACGACCTGTCTACTCTCCGAAGCATCTGAGCTCTGCCGTGAGGTGTATGACATGGCCTGTACCCGAGTAGGTCGATACCCGGCCTCAGAGGAAGACGACCAAGGGAACGAGATCTTCGGACCGACGTACCATGGGGTCTTAATCGAGTCGAACCCACCGCCCATGTCGCATTGGATTTATGAATTGGGGGTAGTTGAGCGACCTTCGAACTGGGCATTCTTTAGGCAACCCCCTGCGATGTTCCCCGTTGAGAAGAAGGAGCGGATCGGCGGAATTGACCAGATAGTAACAAATTTTGTATTAAACACGGGGCAGCGATTAAAGTCCCATGGAATCCCTGAAGCGGAGAACCTCTCCAAACTACCGTCCCAGTACTACCAGAACCAGATTCAAGGGCGGGCGATTGATTGGATTCGCGTTTATGTATGCGGAGAGTTTGGTCATGTGATGTCAGGGAGACCTGTCTATCCGGAATGGAATGTTCGGTTACACAAGTCAAAGTCACTACTCTCCCCATCCCCGGGGCTTCCTGTGATCGTCGGATTGGACTATGGATTGGATCATTCTGCCGCGATATGTCAGCTCTCTCCGAACGGGCAACTGCAAGTAATTGATGAGTTAATCTCGGAGAACTGCGGGAGTCGTCGATTCATTGCCGAGCATCTCCGCCCCCTCTTAACCTCGGCTCGGTATGCGCATTGCAAGTTCATATTCATTGGGGACCCGGCAGGAAGTCAGCGGAGTCAGAGTGACGAGCGGAGTTGCATGGACATATTTGCTGAGGAGGGATACATGGTCTCTGAGGCACCGACAAACAACTTCCTAGCCCGCCGGGACGCGGTTGCTCGCTTCCTATCTCTCCAGACCTCTATCGGTCCTGGGTTCATTATTGATGCGAGGGCGGAGACATTGATTAGTGGGTTTGACGGGGGCTATCATTACAAGCGGCTTCGAACCGGCGACACGTATGCTCCGGCCCCTGACAAGAACAATTTTTCACACTCACACGACGCACTTCAGTACGCGGCGTTGTATTTCACGAGTTCTGGAGGCGTTGTTGCACCTGGAGGAGATCCCTTCTCTGAAGGCAGCAATTTATTTCGGAAGAGAAGCAGAAAGAGAAAACCAATACGGAGGAAGCCATGGATATGGTAGCAGTAGAAGGAAAAGAAGCACAAGAAAAGGCAGATAAGGAGCTTGACAACTCCGGCATTACTACCGAGTATATGGTCGGATGTTCGGTACAGTTAGACGGGAAACTGGCATCTGACCTTTCGGAGAAGGAGTTAATCACGTTGATTGGCATTCTCCATCTGAAGTACAACCAATTGATTGCGGAGATAAAGAAGCATGGATAACTCAGCAGGAGCCACAAACGCGGCAGAGGGTAACTCCCTCTTACCGGCAGTCCAGGAGACGACACCCCCGCTCCCCTCACAAGGAGAGCGGAGTCGAGGGTTAGTACGGATCGAGGACCGCGAAACTGCGGGGCGGGCGTTAGCTGACCAAGCGAAAGGGAAGTTACTCTCTAGCAAGGAGGCAGTTCCGGAGGTCCACCATGCCTTACTCTCATTGGTTAAGGACACCCTCTCACGGAACAAGGACCATCGGGACAACCTCTCCGTGACTGGGGAGATAGAAGATTCGTCGTTTCGTCGGCGATCTCAATACAACGATTTGAAGCAAGCCCAACTCGCTGCTCAGGGGGAGCCTGACGTGAAGGCCCCCGTAACTGAGTTGAAGTGCATAACCGCGGAGAGCATCTTGAGAGATGTCTTTATCCCTGCACAAGGAGACGTATCCTGGGAGCTCTCTCCCTCGGCGGTCCCTGAGTTGACTGAAGACGATGAAGGAACGTTACGGAAAGCTGCGGAGCGATATTCCCGCGGGAAGTTACCCCAAGGCGGAGAAGGAGATGTCTCTGAGATCATGGAGAGCATTCTTCCGATCATGCGGGATCATGTGAAGCAGAAAGCGGAAGGCATGATTCTCGAGAAAACCCACAACTTAGCCCGGTTATTGCGGGATCAGTTGACGGCAGGGGAATTTAATGAGACATTGATCTCATTGATTACGGATTTTGTATCTGCCCCTCTAGCGATTCTCAAGGGACCTGTCGTGGAGACATTCCTTCTTCCTCATTGGAAGGAAGGGAAGAATGGCGAGGCGACCTTGGAGACGACTGAAACGAACCTCCCCGTATTGAAGCGGGTAGCCCCCATTGATTTTTTCCCATCTCCATCTGCTGAATCGGCATCGGGCCCAGGACCTGTGGTTGAGCGGATCTGGATTCCTCGGGAGTCTCTCTCGGCGATGGCGAACCACCCGGCATATAGCAAAGAAGCGATAGCCAGAGTTTTAAACACACCTCCTTCCACCGACGCGGTCATCTCATCTCATGTGAAGACCAACTTGGAGGGGAAGGAGACGCACCCTTACGATCCATTAACCTCAGGAGTTGTTGAATGTTTTGAGTTCCACGGGTTAGTCCCTGGTCAGACTCTGATCAGCTACGGGCTCTTGAAAGACCCAAAGAACAAGAAGATAGACAAGGCACTTGATTACTACTGCATCGTACTCATTTCGGGAGACGACGTACTCTCTGCCACGATTCCCCCTTCCAACTTCACTCCGATGCCTTATTACTCAGAGTCCTGGGATCGAATGACCGACAACGTATGGGGACGAGGAGTACCGACACAACTTCGCAGTCTTCAGGACATTTGCGACGGGAGTCTTCGATCCATGGTTAAGAACCTAGGATTATCGGCAGGCCCTCAAGTAGTGATCCCCGACATTGATCGGCTCACCGAGGACGAGGACATTACTGAAGTCGTTCCCAACAAGATTTGGCAATTCACAAACGAGCGGAAATCTACCGCCGACCCTTTGAAGTTCCTGACCATTCCATCAAACGCTCAGGAGTATCTTGCTGTATACGAGAACTTTACACAGCAGGCTAGTATGGTCTCCGGAATCCCCGAGATATCTACCGAGACTGCCGGAGGAGCTGGACGAACATCTACTGGACTCTCCGTAATCATGGCAGGTAGTTACAAGCGAATGAAGGACGCGATCCGTCGATTCCACATAAACATCCTCGCTCCTGCCCTTTCTCAGCTAGCAACTTGGAACATGGAATTCTCTCCGAATCCTTCGATCCAAGGGGACGTGACCGTAGTACCGACGGGAGCAGTTTCCCGAGTAATGCAGGATCAGCTTCTCCAGAGACGCATTGAGTTCCTAAACATCACCAACAACTCTACCGACGCGAAGTTAATCTCTCCTCGGAAGCGAGCCTCGATTCTTCGATCCATTGGATCTACCCTTGAATTGGGAAGCGACTTCCAAGAGATCACCCTCTCGGACGCTGAGATTGATGCGATGGTTGAGGCAGATGCTAAGAGTGCTTCAGATAGCTCGGCTCGAGAAGCAGAGAAAGTGAAAGCTGAAGTGGACGTTAAGAAAGCGGAAGCAGCCGCTAAGCTGGCAGACATTGAGATTAAGAAAGAGAAGAATGCGATAGATCGAGAAGCTCTCTCGACCGATGCGGACAAGCACGCCACGACCTTAATGCAGAAGCAGGATGAGCTTCTCTCGAAAGACCTAAACGAATCAGCTAAGATAGCAATGGGAGGAAAGAATGATACCAGAAAAGATACCACCGGAAGTTCTAAAGGCGGTCTATAGCCTCTCGTCGAACCCAAATTTTACCGTCCTCAAGGAATGGCTCGAC